CGGCACCGCAGAACCGGGATAAACGATGTGGGCTGACACCTGAGACTTCGGCTGTTTGAAGTAGTCAATCACACCCTGGTAGGAGCGGGCTTCGGCGTGTTCGTCGGTGAACCGGACACCCCAACGGTGAACGACAACGAGCCGGATCGGTGTGCCGCCACGGGTGCCACAGTTATGCGTCGGCTCCCACTTCAATTCCGGCAGTTGATGTGGCATGACTTCGCTCATCACATAGCCACCGAGCCGACGGCTGCCGTCCCAATCCACTTAGAAGTGCCCGAATCCCATACGAACATTTGGAGGCTTCCCAGGCCGGCAGTTGGTGTGGCGGTCGGGAGGACATAGATGGCGTTATAGGCAAGGGTGATCACGCCGCCCGCGTTGTTCTGTATGCAAAGGAAGAAGAAGCCGCTTTGGCCGGCGCCGGGTGGGTTCGATGGTGCGGCGATCGTGTAGGTGCCGCCCGCGTTGATCGGCGCGTACCTGTTGAACAGACATGCCGCGTCCGGTGTCAATGTCGCAGGACCTCCGGGTGCCAGGGTTGCATATCCGCCGATCGTGTTGCCCTTCCCGGCCGTCCCTCCGAGCGAGAGCTGCCCCGGCGCCGTCCGGCCGATGGAGGTGTCGGCTGCACCTACCTGGAGCCCGGATGCGCGGAGGAACTGGCCGCCAGCGGTCAAGTCAATCGCCGCGCCCGCGTCGCCGTGCAGGTAGGCGAGGTTGTCGATCACGTGCGCGTTGTAGATGGCGGCGGTGACGAGGAAGCCGGTCGCCTGATCTACCGGTGTGGTCCAAGCCATTCTGTCCTCCTAATAGGCGAGCTTCGTCGTCTGACCCAGCAACCCATACACCGAGTCACCGAGCACCCAGTAGCTCTGAATGTCTGCAGGTGACAACGGCACATGGACACGCCAGTCTTTCCCGACATGCACGTCGTCGCCGTACCCCTCACAGAACTCGGTCAGTGCGATCGTCCCGGCTTGCACACCGTGGGAGAGGAACCGCCGTTTGAAGATCACTTTCGAACTGGTATCCAGCGCGAGGATCGTCGGCCACAACGCCGGGTTCGCGGCACCGATCAACGTCACATCAGGAATCCGGGTGACCGGATTCGAATAACGGTTAGCGACGTACTGTGCTGCGCTCAACGCCTCCACCGCGCTCGTCGCCAAATACGTCCCCGACGGGGGATAGTTCAAGGTCGTATTGAAATAGCTGGCCGTCCCCGCCGGCACCGTGACCGTCTGGATCGCACCGCCGGACGGTGTGACGTTCACGATTGGCCACACATCCCCATACTGCGGCTGCGGATCATCCGCATACGGGATCTCAGTGAACGCGTCACCGATCGTCCCTTGCGGGTTCACACTCGAGCCGCCGACAAGCCGCCGATGCCGGTCGTGGAAGTTCACGATCCCGGCACCGTCCGCATAGACGACCCCGTTCTCGGTTGCAGCGATGTCCTTCAACCGTTGCGCCGCATACGACCCGGTGGCGAGCACACCCGACGCGACGATCGTGCTATTCCCGGTGTCGAGGACGGGTGCGCCACCACCAGCATTCGGAAAGCCGGCGGCAGTGAGGACGTCACCGATCGCAGCCCCCGAGAGCTTGGCTAGGAACGACTGGCCCTGCAGGTCGTAAATCTGCATCGGCGTCAGGGCGTCGGTGAGTTGCAGCGTCACCGTCTGGTCTTTCCCGGCTTGCGCCCAACTCTGCGGCCAATCGTTGATGTACCCCCAATAGCGGTTGTACGTGACGCCCAACCACTGGGCCCGGACACGGCACCGCCGGAACTTCTTCAGTCCGCCGAAGTACGGCCCTGTGGCGTTGTCGGGGATGAACCGTGCGTCGTCGTTGCGGAGCGTGATCGTCGCCCCCGCCGGTCCCGGCTGGTCGAACTCGTTGGTGCGAACGGGCTGCCTCGAATAGCTGACGAGATACGGGGTGATGTCCGTCCAGGTTTGGGTGACGGAGGTTGGGTCGTTCTGGTAGTCGAACGACACTTCGATCGTCGGGTTGTTCGAGCCGAGGACGTTGAGGAACGCCATCAGTTCGCCTTGATCGCCTGCTGAAGTTGCGGAACACGTCCGCCGCGCAACTGCGTCGCGAGCTGGTTGGCAAGCGTCCTAGCGAACGCTGCGTCGACGGTGCCGTAGACAGGCCCGACGTTGATGGTGTGCCCGCCCCCGCTAGCACCGGCCGCTCCACCACCGATAGGCAACGGAGCGGCCGCGCCCGTGCTGATCTTCGGCCCGATCGAAGCCGCCAACCCATACACACCCGGCAGGGCACTCTCCATCCCCGCCTGCAACCCGCCAATGATCGCCTGACCAGCAGGGACAAGCAGCACCCGGTCCACCTCGAGCGGCCCCTTCAACGATGCGATCTTGTGACCGATGCTCGACGCGATGTTCTCAACCGTCTTGAGCTTCGATTTGATGCCGTCGATCAGTCCTTGGATGATGGATGCGCCGGCCTTGTAGAGCAGCTTCGACAGATCTCCGAGCGCCTTCGTGATCGCGCCCGGAATGCCGCTGATGAATGAAGTGACGTCCCCGTATTTGGTCTTGATGGTGCTGAGTAGACCGGTGATCAGGTCGGTGCCCTTCTTGCCGAGCAGCTTGCTTAGATCACCGACCGCGTGGACGAGTTTGTCGGGGAGAGCCGTCATGAACCCGACGACGTCTGAGATGCCGTCCGTGAACTTCTTTTTGATCTGCGTCCAATGGGTCGCGATCAGGACTACCAGACCGCCAAGCGGCCCAAGAAGGATCGTGGCTAGGACGGTTGCGAAGGCTCGCCAGTGTTCTTTCACGAAGTCAATGCCGGCGGTAAATGCGCCCTTCACTTTGGTCCACATATCGGTAAAGAATCCGCTGATTGCTCCCCAGTGTTTGACAATCTCGTAAGCTGCGGCTCCCAACAGCACCAGGGCAGCGATGATCGCGAGGATTGGGATGAGGAGCGGAGAGGCTGCGATGTCGAGGGCGATCGTCGCAGCGGTCATGATGCTCGTCGCGATCGACGCTGCTATGAGAGCGGCGGCCAAGAGTCCGATCGCAACCACCGCGATCTTCGCGGTCGTCTGATGCTCGGCTAGGAACCCAGTGAACTTGGCAAGCTCACCCGACACAGCAACAAGCGCCGGCAGCAGCGCCGACCCAAGGTTCTCCTCGAGCGCACCCAACTGGGCGTGCATCTGAGCCAACCCGCCCTGGGCCGTGTCCGCGAACGCCTGCGCTTGTCCTTTCGTCTTCTCGGTGACCGCGGCGATCACGGCCTTACTCGTCGCCATCTTGTCCTGCAACTTCGCGTGCGCCTCATCCAACCGGCCCGTTACCGTCGTCAAATCTTCGCCCGTCCGCTTCAGGGCGTCGTAGTGGAGTGTCACCGCCGGCACCGTGATCCCCAACTGCTTCACGGCCCGCTGCGATCCGGCCATCGCCATCGTCAACGTCTTCGAAGCGTCGGCGAGACTGATTCCCTTGAACCTGGCAAGGTTCTGTGCAACACCGAGATCCGCGATTGCCTTCGTCCCGTTCTTCGTCGCGATCTCGAGCGAGCCGAGGGACGCACGGACGTCCTCGTTGGTGAAGCCGAGGCTGCGCGCATGCTCTTCCGCCGTGCTGATCTGGCCGCCGTAGGACCCAGCCGACTCACCAGAAGCCTTGAACGCCGCGTCAAGCCGCGCAGTTTGTGTCGACGCGTCCGCCGCAGCCTTCACAGACTTCTCAAGGCCAATCGCTAACCCGCCAGCGATCGCAAGTCCAGCGACACCAGCGACGCGGCCCATCTGGCGGGTCTTGCCGGCCGCCTTGTCGAGCTCAGCCCCGAATTGACGGGCGTCGCCGAGGATCTGGACGATGAGCGCCCTAGCCATCTATCCAGCCACGACCGTTCGCGTAATCCCAGCAGGCGTCCAACTGGTAGGGCGTCAAATCGCCTGCGCTTCCCGGTCCGTCGCCGGGGCGGATTCCGAGCTCTCCGAGGAACGGCTGCCAGTAGGACCGAGGATCCTCAGAGGCTGGTCCCCATCGTCGTTCGAAGGTGACCCAGAAGTTGTGGAACCAGCGCTGCTGTTTGAGGGCCCGCCGCTCGAGCTCTCGTCTCCACTCGTCGGCGGTGAAGTCGGGGGGCGCTCCACAACCTCAGCGTCATCCATCTTGACGGTGATCGCACCAACCTCAGCATCCAAGATGTCATCCGGATTGACAGACTTGCCAGCCCGCTGCAAAACGATCACGGTGAACGCGACAACAAGGTCGTAGTCGCCGGCTTGGAGTGCATCAAGGATTTCTCCTGCGCGGACGCCGCTGATCGACTTGATCAGGTGGAGTTGGCGGCCAGTGAAACCCGTGACGTCGATGGGGTAGCTGCCGTCATACGGTGGCAGCTTCTCAATGATCAGCTTAGGCACTTTGATCCTTCCTAGAGGAAACCGTGTTTCGCTGCGGACACGTCGACGAGCGTGCTGAACGCCGCCTCGATCTCTTCCTTCTTGTCGTCGAGGGCGTCCTCCATTGCTTTCGCCAACAGTGGGGCCAGGTTCTTGCGTGGAGATCCGCTGCGACGATGAAACCTCGGTGCCACATAGACACCCTTCACCGTCGCCCCAATCCGGAACTGCGACCAGCGGCCACCGATGTTCGAAGCATCCCCGGGAATGCGGCGCTGTGATTCTTCGGCGACAGCCTTACCACCTTCGAGCAGGGAAGCCTTCATCTCCAGGAACACTTCACGGCGAAGTTCGAGGAACGCACGCTCGAGCTCGGCTTGTCCCTTGATGCGGAGTTCAGTCGGCACCTATGAAGTCGGGTAGGTGACGCCGGCCTGGGAGGCATTCTGGAAGACGTACGTTGCCGAGTTCGCGTCGCCGATCTTGCCGTCCAACATCGGGTAGGTGAACAGCAGAGCCGTCATCAGATACGCCGGGTTCGTCGCCGACCTTGCTGCGAGTACCGGCCGGACTTCGACCGTGAATGGTGTGGTGCTCGAGATGAGCGGCTGCAACGTCGCATGGACTTTCGCCGCGGCGAAGTCCTGGAAGAAGTCGAACGTCGCCGTCGCGTCGCCGAGCCCCTTCGCATACGCGATATTCAACGCACCCATCGCCGTGATGTCGACGTTCGCCCGGCTGTCCGTCAGGCTGACAGATGAGCAGTGGTCGGACAGGTCGACTCCGTTGATGATGACCTGTGCGTTGGTGAGTGTTCCGATCGCCATTACTTGTTCGCCTCCTTTGCCTTCTTGTCGTGCTCGATCCAGCCGGCGGCGGTAACGGCGAGCTCTTCTTCCTTCTCGAGTTTCAGTTCGACCGTGTCGCCGATCTCGGCTCCATACCGCTGTGCGCCCTCCAGGGACGCGATGACGTACTTGGACATGTGGGTTCTCCTAGGGCTGGGTGAGCTGGACTGCGGCGACCGTTACGGTCGTGACGCCCGAGTAGGTGATGGTGCAGAGTCCGGTGACTGGATCGGCGAACGTGGATGCGTCGACCGGGCCAATCCACCGGGTCGTCGCATTGACCACAGTGATGACGGGTGACGTGATCGCCACATTCGGTTCGTAGGTGCGGGCTGCCGGAACCGCGAGGGTGACCGTGATGGATGAGCCGCCACCGTTCACAACCTCGAGGAACATGCCGGAACCGACCGCCATCGCGTCACCACCACCAGTCGCGGCGACCGGCGTAATCAGGTTTCCAGCCCTGGTGATCGGCTGGGTTGTCAGTGTCGCCATTCCTTCCTCCTTAGATGTACGCCTCGCACCTGATGAGAGTCACCAGGCGGGCGGTGCGCGTCATCCCATCCGGGCTTACGTCCTCGGTCAGCCTGAACTGGCCGATCTGTGCATCGGTGACTGCCCCGTTGAGGGTTCCGTCGGAGCGGATCTGGTTCTCAAGCTCGGCTTGGATAGCGAAGCAGCGCGCGTCGGCGGCCGGCTCACTGGTGCCTTCCATGCTGGCCTGAATGATGACGCTCATCTCGTATTCCTCATGGCGCTGGTTCGGTGCCGCCATCGCCGCATAGGTTTGTTCGCCGTCCGTGTCTCCAAGCCAGATGTATTCGCGCTGCGTACCAACCGCCGGCGGCCCATACGAGATCTGGACGCCTGTGAGGCCGCCACGCGCTGCGAGCTGCGTCTTCAGGTTCGCTTTCGCCGTCGGAATCGTCGACGTCGCCACTAGGCGACCACCCTCGATCCGAGACGGTAGAACGAACCGAGCAGCCTCTTCGCGGCGTTCGGGATTTCCATCGTCGTCGGGAACGCCGGCGCAATCCCACCGCCAACGTCGAACTCGGAACCGGCGAGCAGCGAGGACA